TACCCATTTCCCGTTAATAAATTCTTGTGTTGTTGCTGAGGTACCTGGACCTTTGAGACCAAAGAAATTATTCTTACCTGAGGTATGTCTGCCTCCTGCTGATTCTAGTAACCATTGAGCAGCCACGCATTCTGGGAATTTTGCACCAGCTTTTTTTGCAGTTGCTAGTACATTATCCCAGGTGTTTAAATCTTCCTGATTTTTATTTCGATACTTTTTTGCAAATGCATTCAAAACATTAGGATCAAGTTGTGACTCAAGCCAATCCCATGCCTCAATTTGATGTTGCTCTTCTTTGAAATAACGAACAGCATCAATAATTTTAATAGCCACTTTTTCACCTTAGCCCGTACATATAAATAGTACCAGTTAAAACGATAAGTATGTCAACTTATCTAGAAAAGTTTAGGTCAAGATGATTACAACTCTCTGATTCCATAAAGAGTTAATTTACTGCCAGCGTTAAAAGTTCGAGATGAGGTAACACCAATCTGAATGCCATCAATAATACTTGTACTTAACAAAGCAGAATTGTAACCTGTTAACAACAAAGTGCTACCAGAGTACCCAGTCGCTTGAGTATTTATGCCTTTAAATGGATCCGAAGACCTCAAATTCATAAAGTATGTTACAAATGAACCCGAATAAGCGCAAAGAAGAGCAAGATTTCTGTCAGTAGCTGTACCAGTACCAGTATCCGTAGGTATTTGGCCCAAATATCTATACCCAGCAGTAATAAGCGCTCCACTTGTTTTTAATTGGCAAGTAATAGTTCCAATGCCTGATAACGTGTGCGTACTAGTTAAAACATAGTTATTATAGGTATCATCAATATTTGAATCAAAATCTACAGTAGTTACAGGTGTAGTAACTTCAATAGTTTCAAGTGGTACCCAACCTAATCCGATAAATTCACTAAGATTACTCATCAGATAATCCTCCAGCCAAATACAGGTGTAGGTCCAACTGTTAGACCATCATAAACAAGTGTGACAGTTTTATAGGCGACATCAATAGTTAAGTCTGCTGCAGCATTCATAATATTAGATCCATTACGAGCAACAACTGTGTTTGTAAAATTACCCACACTAATTCTAACTTCCATTCCATCTGAAGGACTAGCTGGAAGTGTAATGGTAGCGCTTGGATTTAATACAGAAACCCATTGATTGCCAGTAATGCCTGTACTTGTGGTAGTTGCAATATGATCAAAGGTTTGTTGATAACCAGTAATTGTTGAACCACTGGGAATAGTTACAGGATCAGAAAATACGGTAGTACCATCAGAGTTGATTCGCATCCTCTCTGTTGGGCTACTGTCTCCGCTAGCAGTCGTGGAGAACACAAGCCGCCCAGGTACGCTGTTAGCGCCTGGAGTGCCGTCTACTTCTGCGTTAATCCTTGCGGCTTCAATAAAAGTACTTCCATCAGAACCAGAATAAGAAATAGTCCCTATTCTGTCATCATCTACAAGAGTTGCATGTTGACCTACGGTTGTGCTTCTTGATTTTGAGAGGCATAACGATGCTGCGCCGCTATTATTGTTATTGTAGTAAAAAGATCCGATAGTGGTTTTAGATGTTATAGTTCCTGCAGTAGCTGAAAAAGGTGCAGAAGTAAACCCATTAGATGTAGTTGTAATTGCTGCATCCGTGCCTACCAACAACCTACCTGTGTCGTCTATCCGGGCTCGTTCGAGATTGTTTGTTATAAAGCTAATTTCTCCAGCTTCTTCTGTCTTTAAAGCTAGATCACCAGTGCCGCGATGAGTAAGCTGGGTGGATGCATTTGCACCCCCGTTACGTACAATACGTAGGCCATAATTTGTATAAGTAGTATCACCAATAAAGTCAATGTAAGCGGCGCGATTTGCTATGGCTCCGTTTCCTATTTCAATGAAAGCGCTACCTGTGGAACGGCCTACATTGACGTTACCGTTTACGTCTAGGGTTTGTACGGGAGTCGTGGTATTGATACCCACGTTGCCCGAGGAATCAAACACCATAGTGTTGGCAACAAAGTCACCGTCCGCGTCGCAACGCTGAATGAGACCACCAACAGTCTCTGAATATCCAAAACGATACCCAGCGCTTGTATCTGGGCTAGCAAAGGCAGCAAAGCTGTTTGCAAATGTTCCTTTGACAAGGATGCCGCCATTGTCAGCAGACGGCTGAATGTGTAGATCTTTGGTTGGACTCGTCGTGTTGATCCCAACGTTGCCGTTGGCGAGGATGCGCATTTTCGAGAATGTTGCATCTCCTCCAGTACTGAATCCAAGGCTTGCATCTGAAGCATCTTCACCAGATCCAGTTTGTGCTCGGATTCCTGCAGCGAGCGTGTTGCCTATATTTAAAGCAAGTCTAGAGGATCTAGAAGAACTATTATTTGTATTGCTGTTATTTAATAAAATTGCAGGATTATCATTATTGTTTACATCAAAAATTTGCCCTGGACTCGTAGTGCCAATCCCTACTTTACCTGAGGAGTCAATCCTCATCCTCTCTGTTGGGCTACCGACTCCGCTAGCAGTCGTGGAGAACACAAGCCGCCCAGGAACGTTGTTAGCGCCTGGAGTACCATCCACTTCGGATGTTATTTGAGCGGTGTTCCTATAGTTAGTACCGTCAAAGCCATTGAAATTAATCTGACCTACTGGATCACCATCAACAACATTTCCTGCACCACCGCCAGTTTGCCCACGCTGTAGGATTAAGTTAGAAGCAGCACCTGTTGTCCTTGTAATAGACAGGGCTGAGGTACCGCCAGAATTCCCATAAACCTGTAGTTGTGGGTTAACCGCACTTGCTCTAACGTAAACGTTGGATAAAGCGCTAGAAGTACCCACCAACAGCTTACCTGCGCTGTCAATGCGAGCTACTTCGCTGTTGTTAATCCTAAAGTCTATGATCCCGCTTGCGTAGTTTGAATTAAAACGAAGCGGTTTGTTTGTTGCAACAACGCTATAAGCCGCGCTTGTAAGTTCAACATGGAGGCCAGATCCAATTGATCCTCTATCAAGCTGCAACGGTGTTAAATTTGTAAACCCACCAAAACTTTTAAAAGTTTGTGCATTTAAAGTTTGATTAACAGTTAAATCTGTATTAAATGTAGAAGGCGCTCCAACGTCAATTGCATTAAAGATGCCACTGACTGTATTAACGCTTTGGCCTGTAATTACTTGTCCTGACAATAAAGAAGTAAATATGCCGGTAGCAGAAGTTACTGTATTAAAAGCATTGTTAATGACAATGCGGTCAAAGGTACCACTAGTTACATTTAAGGTATTGCCTGTAATTGTTTGTCCAGATATATTCTTATAGACACCAGAAGTGCTTCGTACTATATTGCCGGTAACTGTATTGCCGGAAACAGTATTAAAGTTACCATTTACGCCTGTAATAGTTTGCCCTGTAATTACAGTAAATCTACCTGTATTTCCTGTTACTACTAAACCAGAAACTGTTTGAGTGAATCTGCCTGTGGAACCAGTGATATTTGTAAAGTTAAGATTTGCACCAGTTGCAGTTGTAAAAGAACCAGTTACAGCAGTTAGTTTTTCATTAACAGAGAGTTCAGTATTAAAAGTGGAAGGCGCGTCCACAAGAATTGTATTGAAATGACCACTGGTTACATTTAACAGATCACCTGTAATCGTTTGGCCTGACAGATTTGTAAAGGTGCCTGAGGTAGTTGTTAACGAAGGAAAATCAACAATAGCACCTGAGATGTAGCTAAATAAACCACTGGCTATGTTGAGCGTCCTGCCAGTTAACGTAGTAAATTGGCCTGTATTACCAGTGATTGTCTGTCCTGATAAGTAGGTATAAATACCGCTATTAATAGTAATAGAAGGAATCTGTAAAGTTGTACCTGAAATAGTTCCAAAGATACCGGTTGTTGCTTCTACTCGATTTCCAGTTACTGTATTAAATTTACCGGTTGTACCACTCACAGTTGTACCGAAGACCTGTGTAGTAAAGGTTCCGTTAACGCCTGTTAAATTGGTAAACCTGCCCGCATTTCCTGTTACTACAGCACCAGATAACAACTGTGGGAAGATGCCAGTTTGAATCGTTGCTGCCTGATTAACTGTAACTGTAGTATTAAATGTTGACGGTGCATCAACAAAAATTGTATTAAAATGACCACTGGTTACATTTAAAGAATCACCTGTAATTGTTCCACCAGAAAGATTTGTAAAATTACCGCTATTAACAGTAAAAGAAGGTAAAGCTAATGTGGCACCTGAGATATAACTAAAAAATCCACTCGTTGCATTAACTGTTTTACCAGTTAATGTAGTAAATTGACCTGTATTGCCGGTGATTGTTTGTCCTGATAAATATGTAAAACTACCAGAAGCTAGGTCAAGAGAAGGAACTTGAAGGGTTTGACCGCTGATCTGATTAAATATACCTGTCCCACCACTAATGACATTACCTGTCAAAGTATTGAATTTACCTTGGGCTCCAGTGATTGTTTGACCTGATAATGTATTTGTGTAATAACCATTTTGACCGGTTACTGAAGTAAACTTAGCCGTTGTACCGGTTATGGTTTCTCCCGATAAAACAGCAGTAAACACACCAGTTGCACTGGTAAATTTTTCAGTGACGGTTAATTGCGAGTTAAAAGTAGAAGGGCCGTCAACAGTTGTTGTGCTGAAATGACCTGTCGTTGCCAGTACTTTATTACCTGTAATTAATGTCCCTGATAAAGATGTAGTAAAAATGCCTGTTTCTGCGGTAATTTTATTTGTATTTTGAACTATTGTTGCTTCAAAAGTAGAAGCAGTTAACGTGCCTGTAAAATTACCATTATTGGAATTTACTGTTAAACCTGTAATTTGATTGGTTGACTCGAGTGTTTGTGCTTGAACAGTACCAGAAGGTACATTAATCCGCCTAAAAGTACCTGTTCCAGCATTAACAAAATTACTGGATACAGTTGTAAATGTACCCGATACACCAGTAAGCGATGTTGCCTGAATTGTTGTGCCAGTAACTAATGCACTGGAAACTTGTGACGTAAAATTACCTGTTGTCGCTGTTGCCGTGTCGACTGTTAAAGATGTACCTGATATATCAGTGCCGGAAATCGTAACAGCAGTAACAGAATTAACATTTAATGCACCTGTTGCGCTAATTGTTCCAGATATTAAATTAACTAGACCAGACAATGCAACTGTCCTGTCTGTACCGCCGTCCGTAAAAGTAACGGTATCAATTTTAATACGTCCGTAAGGCATTGTATTTTCCTAAATTAAATACCAATAACAGTCCACGTGGTTCCGTTGTACCAACATAAAGCTTTTGCGCTGCCTCCTCCTGTTACAGGGCTACCAACTGATGGAGCGCTTGCATCAGTAACAATTACTTGTGTACCCAGAGTGCCTACAGGCAACTCGCTAAACAAATAAGAGGATGGTAGAAGGCTTGCATAAAAACTGTTTAAGTATTGTTTGAATTCAGTAAAGGTAATTTTTTTGTTGCGCAGTGTGGGGTCAACTTCAAAAACTGAGACCAAAGTTAAAAGGTCTAGCTCTTGAATGTCGGCCCCATTAATCGATGGAAAATCGGAAATACGTCGATTTGACACCTATTCACTGCTAACTATTCTTTTTTTATTATAGAGCTGATTACTCAGTTTACCTTAATTTCAATGCGTGGCAATACATTGGTCGCAAAGTTCCAAGTCCACTGAATTCCTGTTACAATTCCGCAAGAAAGCAAAATAACAATGAGGATTTCTGCAACCGTTAAATTACGTCTAACGTAAACAACACGTTGCGGTTGAGGAGGAATTGGGACACTTCCTTCTCTTTGACCCAGTGCTTGTTGTACTGCTGCCTGACGCGCCCTAGCTTTTAGTATCTCCAGCATCTCTGGAGTGATGGGCGGTTCCGTTTGCTGGGGAGCAGGTGGTTGACTAGGGGGAATTTGTTCTTCCATGTTCCAGTTTGGTTTTTCACAGATTAGCACCTAAAAGGGGTTGTTGAAATTATGCAGTACGGTTTACGAAAAAGCCTGTCAGAAATCGCGGATGAATTGAAAGGAATTAGGAATGTCCTTTCTTCCTTGTGGCAAAGCCGTTATGCAACAGGAGAAACTGATGGATTGAATCCACAAGCTTTTGCTGATGAATACATCTCTACAGAAGAGTGTGGCAAAAGACTTGGCGTATCTGACCAAACGATACGTAACTGGATTTCAATTGGCAGAAAAGATCCATCAAAAGGTTGGACCGAAGGAATTCATTACGTCAACGTATCGCCTGATGTAAAACGAAAAGCAGTCATACGAGTCCCCTGGAATTATCTCGTACAGTCATTTGCTCGCAACGAAAAAACAGACGAGAAAAACTTAAGAGGTACATACAACTTATATAAACCAGACAAGGAATTTCTTGAGTAATGGCACATCGTTTTAAAGGAATCGACATAGATTCAATCACAATAAAAAACCATGTGCAGGAATTACCTGAATCCTTGGCGCTTCAAGTTGAGATGTTCTTGCCACCAGAGGGGTCATTCGATGATGGGTGCCTCAGGAGGTATTTGCAAAATCTAAAAAGCTACGAGGAAGAAGACGCTAACTCTGGCATGACACTTGCCAATAGATTACGTCTTGCGTTCTTGGATTTAAAAGCAGATACAATTTGTGGTAAATTTCCCCAGGCTGAGCTGCCTTTAAAAAGAAGGTTGCGTTGCGTTGCAGAATATCTGATACGTTCTGGGGAATTTAGTAAAGTAAGAGATGAAAACGGAAAACTTATTAAGAAAAGAGGGGTGCTAGGCAAATTGGTTGTACTGTACCAACCAACACAAAAGCTTATAGAATCACTTCATAAACAAGGATTATTAGAAGGATGGACCGCCGAGAAAAATTAATTGCTTCTGTTATTGGTCCAGAGATGGACGAAACTAAAGCAAAAATGCTTGATGCAACAATTAAGTTGGTGCTAGGTGATATGGGCCAACAATACTGCAAGATGTGGGAGTTGGAAGGTCCAGGCGTGATGGTATTTCAACCAAAGAACAAAGAACGTTCGATGTTCTTCTGGACGCTAAAAGAACTTCATGCTGCACAAGAAGATTGTGAACGTAACGATAAAGGTGATCTAGCAGAAACATTTCGTCGGATCCTGGCGGCTGCACAGAAAATTGATCCAACCGAAAAAGCTGGTTATGTAATCAATGATAATGAGGGCCTGCGTTACCTTGAAATTGATTACAATCACGTATCTGACAAATGAGTGAGCATAAAGTACGTAGTGTAACAGCACGTAATGAAGGCGCTGAGCTTATCACGTCATCTGACCTTGTGATGGCAGCAAATGAACTAATGGGTGGCATCGATCTTGATGTTGCAAGTTCAAAAGTTGCTAATAAATATGTACAAGCTACGGACTATTACACACCATCGGATGATGGTTTAAATAGCCAACAGTGGTACGGAAGTACTTACCTATTTCCACCAGCGGGTGCATACTTCTGGGATAAAAAGAATGAACGCTGGAAGATGACAAGAGCATCCTCTATTTCATTGACTTCATCCCACGCAGTGTGGTTTCGTCGGATGTATCATGCCTGGTTAGCAAGAGAGATTAAACAAGGTTTGTATTTCTCCAACTGTCCTGACATGATTCGTTACGAGCCGAAAATTTTTAAATTCCCAATGTGCATCTTACGAACTGCACCTTATCTATTGTGCAATAAAGATGGAGAGGTAAAGAAAAAACAAACGTGCACTTCATTCCTTGTCTACTTACCGCCACAAGATTCTTCTACTGATGCTGTGGATACATTCGTCAAAGTCTATGGGGAACGGGGCCATCTCCTCGTTTGATTTACTATACTAAAGAGCGATTACAGGGATTTATGAGCGTCCTTGCCGACTGGGAAATCAAAAAACTCGCTGAAGAAGAAGAGATGATTCAACCTTTCGTTGATCATCTGATCAGTCGTGAGGATGATCGTAAGTTACTGAGCTATGGTCTTAGTTCTTACGGTTATGATATTCGACTTTCCCCAAAGCAATGCTTAATTTTTGGCAAGGTGCAAGCAGGTGATTGTGATCCAAAAGATTTTGATCCTGACATCTTGAAGCCTGCTGATCTCCAGGAGGATGCACGTGGTAAGTACTTTCTGTTGCCTCCATACGGCTATTGCCTTGGCGTTGCACAAGAACGTTTGAAATTACCTCGTGATGTTACTGTTGTTGCTGTAGGTAAATCTACCTATGCACGCTCTGGTATCCTGGTAAATATTACGCCAGCAGAAAGTGGTTGGGAAGGCTACCTGACGCTTGAGATTAGTAATTGTACCGGTTTATTCAATCGCATCTATGCGAATGAAGGCATTACTCAACTGCTTTTCTACCGAGGTAATCCTTGTCACACCACTTACCAAGACCGAAAAGGTAAGTATCAAGATCAGCCTAATAACGTAGTATTTTCTCAGGTTTAACCAAAGGGTTTGCCGAATTGAATCGAAGGCTTACGGGCGTAGCTCATACCACCGGCACGCCCGCCTGAGTCCCCGAGGGAAGGTAGTTCCACGCCATCGATCTCCAAACGTGAGCGTGGTGTCTCTCCGTCAAGAGTTGGCTCTGCGATACCAGCGCTTTGGCGGTATTTACCAGCAGTACGTGCTGCTTTAAAAAATTTAGCTACACGATTTTGTTTGCTATTAACAGATTGAGCAGCGTCTCTTTTATCTTCATCTAACCTTCTTAGATCTGTGTCATAAGCCTGTTCAGGCCGTAGATCAGATACTTCAGCTCCAGAAGTACCTGAATCCTGACGAGGATCGTATGTAGGTCTTAATATGTTTGCCATCTTATTATTGTAAAAGAAGTAAATCAACTAATTGCTGTGATGCATTCTGCTGCAAGCTTTCTGGATAACTTTGTCAAAGATGAAGTTAGTTG